TAAAAGAGCACCGTCTCGCCACTGAGAGATCGAATGGGAGCAAATAATAGGGGGTAACATGGCAACCGAGGACACTACACCGCCAGCACCGAAACTGCGACAACCCTGGATGCCGTTCATCCTTGCGCTGATTCTCACGGTGGGATTCTTTTCCGCACTAGGGTACACGCTGGTCAAGGGTATCCCGGCTGAGTCGACCTCGAAGGATATTGTCATGATGTTGGTGGGCCAACTCACGACGGTCTGGGCGGGGTCGATGGGGTTCTTTTTTTATACGACGGCGAGTAGCGCCAGGAAAACGGAGATGATCGCGCAATCGCAACCCGTCAAGATTGATTAAGAGTACGAACTAGCTATATGGGTACGTTTCGCATCATGACGCAGCTGAAGCATCTGTTCGTCCATACCGCAGGGATTAGCCCGTGGACAGGGCAGAACAGCTTTGGTGAGCCGACCTACGGGGCACAGGTGAGTTATGCAGCACGCATACAACCAGCTACGGTGAAAACACCTGGGTCTGCTCCCGTACTGGCTGGAACCGTCAAGGTGTTCCTCGATCGGTATGTGCCGGTAGACCCGCGCGATCGAATCGTACTGTCATCCGAGTATGGCTCGCGCAACGACAGCGGGACGTTTGAAGCCCCTACCAGCAAGCTGTTTGAGGTACAATACTTGAGCGATAGCACGGGTCCGGTCTGTACCGTGCTGATTTGCGGAAAGAGCAGCAATGCCAACTATTCGCTTTAACATACGAGGGGCAGAGGACGCGATCCGAAACCTTCAGGTATTAGGCGATCAAATGCCACCTGCTCTAGGCCGTGCCCTCTATCGGTTTGCAGAGATAGATATTGCTGCCGTCTCCAAGCGCGATTATGTGCCGGTGATTACTGGCGCTCTACGTAGTAGTATTCACGTGGAGGCCCCTATAGTCGAAAGAAGCTCCGTTACTGTCTATGTCTCTGCTGGCGGGGCGGCAGCGAAGTACGGACGAAAGGTCCACGAGAATCCGCGCTCCGGTAGAACGGGCGGGCTGTCTCCGTCTGGACGGCGGTATAAAAGATGGTCGAGAGTCGGTGAATGGAAATTCATCGAAACACCCGCACGGCTCGCAGCGGCTGACGGATCAGGCTTTGCACGCGAGGCCGGGGCAGAGTTAGAGGCGGTGATCAGGGGCTTGCGATAAATGGGATTTGCGACTGACATTATTGACCTGTTGAGTACCGGTGGCTTTGTGGCCTCGCCTGTCTACGGCGGCGATCTCCCTGAACGCCCGCATAAGGCCGTGTGCATCACGCCGACAGCCGGAATAGGGAGCACCCACACGATGGGCAGCACGGTAGGAAGCCCAGTGCTCGACTCTCTGCGCTTCCAGTTGCGAGCTAGGGCGTTGACCTATGCGGAAGCAGAAACGCTTATGGACACGGTGCATTCCGCTTTGAATGGACTACGAAATCAAGCTATAAATAATAAGCGGTATCAGTGGATTGACGGGGCCTCGTCGCCCTACTATATCGGCACGGATGACGAAGAGCGGCCTCTGTTCGCCTGTAATTATAATGTCGAACGGACCAACAATACATGAACATCAAGCACCTCATGGCCATGCGCACGCAGTTGGATGCGATCCAGATCCAGCTCGATGCGATGATTGACGAACAGCTGAATGCCGAACAGCTGAATGCCGGATCAGTCAACAAGCAGGTCGGGTGCAAGCACGCGCGTATTCAGGATATCAGTACAATGGGCGAACCACGGCAATTCTTTTGTAGGGATTGCGGGATCACGAAAGATTACGAACCAAGCGAGCAAGACGGGACACTAACACGTGCGAACGAAGGAGGGACGTAAATATGGACTCGATTATTCTTCTTAATCAGGGATTCTGGGTGGGGACAGGCACGGCTAGTGCCGACCGCAATCTGTCTAACAGATTGCTTTCTTGCTCATGGACAGAAAAGTTCGATGACCATGATGTGACCGTGATGGGGAGTACCACTCGTATTCGTGCCATTGGGTTGGGCGAATCCGATATCAAGGCGGAGTTCATGCAAGCCTATTCTACGTCGGATGTTGGCGAGAACTTAGACAACGTGATCAATACGCTGAGAGATGTCAGTCAGGCCGGTGGTCGATTCCTGGTCCGTGTGCGCCCCTATCAGACTGGGCGCGGTGCGACGAATCCAGAATACTCGATGGCCTGCGTCATGGCAGAGCGGACCATCCTCGATGGGGCAGTCGGAGATGTGCTCAAGAATCCGATCACGTTCCTGAGTGCGGACAGTGTGCTTCGGGTGGCCTGTAGCAGCTAAGAGTTTCTGTTCTTTTACAATCAGGGAGGCGGCAGATGGAGACGGCAACTCAGGAAGTCACGCGTATGCTTTCATTAAAAGAACAGCTTCTACAGCGACAAGATCTCAGGGAGAAAACGGTCGAGCTGAAATCGTTCGGCTTGACCGTAGTGATCCGACGTGCCACGGTGGGGGAGCGCAAAGAGATTATGGCCAAATATCAGACTGATGAGCAGTCCGGAGTCAAGGACTCCATGGCCATGGGTAGCGAGATCATCAAGCGGTTGCTTGTTCCGCCACTGACGGACGAGGAACTACTCGAACTCCCTAGCGTTGTCGCTGACGCCATTAGCATAGAGCTGATGACATTTAATGGCTGGACGAAACAGGGGGCTGCCGAGCTGGTGGATCAGTTTCCGCCTAAACCATGAGATAGAATTTCAGCATTTCCTAGCGGAGAATTTAGGCTGTTTCGTCTGCGACTTAGATCGGATGGATGTGATTGAATACGAGCGGTGGAAAATCTTCTACGAGCGTCGCGCAGCGGCTGAGAAATCAGCCATGGCTAATGCCAAGAGGGGACGCTAATGGCCGGAGATGAAATCGGGAAAGTTTCCATCGGCGTTGAAACCACGTTCGATGACAAGGGGTTAAAGGATGCTGAAAAAGGTGTTCAGAAGCTCGGCAAATCTGCTAGTGAATCGGAAACAGGAATTACTGCACTAGGAACTGCACTAGGAATAACAGCTGGCGTTCTTGCCGTTGGATTTGTAGCCTCTCTATTCAGAGCTGGAAGCGCCCTGAGCAACATGGCGAAGGCGAGTGCGGCACAAGTGGAAAGCCTCGGTACTCTTGCACAGCAAACTGGCTTCACCGCCCAGGGGTTCATGGAGCTAGAGCCGGTCTTACGGCGAAACAATCTATCAGCGCAGGAAATAGCCAACTCATTTCGCATTCTTTCACGACATATCTTTGATGCAAAAGACTCAACCAGCGATTCAGCACGATCATTTCGAGAGTTAGGCATTTCCCTTAACGGGCTAGAAACTCCGTCGCAGGTATTTTCTCTCATTGCTGACCGTATCAGCAAACTCCCCGACGGATTCCAGAAGACCCGCCTTGAAACTGAATTGCTCGGTCGAGCCGGAGCACAACTGACAGCTGTGCTCAACGAAGGCGCTGAGGGGTTTGCCAAGAGCGCACGCGAGGCACGCGCCATGGGGAACGTCCTGAATGCAGATGCCATCCAGAGCCTCCAACAGCTGGATGATTCGTTCGACAATATTGCTATTTCATCCGACAATCTTGGACGCCATTTAGCTGTTCTCTTTGCTCCGCTCATGCAAGCGTTGAATGAGGTGCAAGTCAAAAGCACCAACTTCTTCGTAGGATTAGTTGACCAGGCAACGGTTGCATCGAGAACGCTGATGGAGCGGCTGCGTTCAATCGGTGGATTCCTGGCCGACATTTTCAGTAAGGAAAAGAATAAGAATCTTCAGAACACCGGCGAGATATGGGATCAATATAACTCAAAAGCGACAGAAACGATTCAGAAAATACGCGAGGTAGGAGTGACAGTCCAAGGCGTGGGCACGTCATTCGATCAAGCCGATGCGCATGTACGAGCCTTTCAGGATCGCCAGGCTGGAAGCTGGTCGAAGCTCGAACGTGACCTACTAAAGATGTTCAGGGGAACCACGCAAGTCAATCTCGGATGGAAGATTGCGGAAGAGGGCATCGCAGCCTATCAGGTTCAGCAGAAATCCTTTCTTGCCACTCAGCAACTGGTCATCACCAGCACAGTAGAAGGCGTGAAGAAGCAGATCAGCGCTGAACAGGCGTTACAGGAGGCATTTCGGAATACTCTTGAAGAGGGCAACAAGGCGCGCGAACTGTCAGGATCGATGACGCCGGTTCAAGTCGCGACATCCTCTGGTGACGAAGCGATAGCGGCATTGAATAGACAGAAAAATGCGGTCGTTCAGTTGCAGGCTGCCGAGCAGGATGCCTTTCTCAAAAACATGCAGCTCATCGAGATGGAGAATCGTGATCGTGCCCAGCAAATTATCAAGTTCACGGCTGACCATGATAAGCGCCTGACATTGACCCAGCAACAAAACGAGAGTGACCTGAAACGACTGGCCCTGACCAAGGGATTCGCAGCAAGTGAGCTGGAGTCGAGCAATGAAATTATCCTGATACAGGAGAAGATTCGCGCCGCAAAGATCAAGGCAGCATCTGAAATTACACAAGCCACCCTCCGTGAGCAGCAAGTATCTCTCTCGGCGATAGAGTCTCGTTCCGGTGCAGAATTGCGCATTGCTGAAACCTCAGCACAAGACAGAAGCGTGTTGCTTGCCTTGCGCATGACGCAGATTCAAACAGTGCTGGATCGTGAATTGGCCAGTACGACATTAACGGAGCAACAGAAGCTGGCGATCTATGCTAACGCCGATGCTGCCAGGAGAGAAGCCACGCTACGAGACCGGCAGGCAGAGCTATCAGGCATAGAAGCTCAGGCTGGCGCAGAGCTACGCATTGCACAAGTCTCAGCACAAGATCGAAACGCCCTGGTTGGTTCTCGCCTGGCCCAGATTCAAGCGGTGTTAGATCGTGAGTTATCCAGTACCGCACTCACGGAACAACAAAAGACCGCCCTGTATCGCAACGCCGCAGCCGCTCGTCTGGAAGTGGGGCTACAAGAACAGCAGATATTGCTATCAGCTATGGAAGCACAGGCCGGAGCGGAACTACGTATTGCGCAAGCCTCGGCACAAAGTAGAGAGGTACTCATCGGATTGCGCATGACTCAAATCCAGATGACGCTGGACCGTGAGTTAGCCAGTACCGCACTGTCTGAGCAGCAAAAGCTGGCGATCTATCGCAATGCAGAAGCGTCCCGCATGGAAGTGGCTCGTCAATTCCCGACATTCTACCAGAAGCAATTACAAGACATGGTCGCCTCAAACGCCTTTTCGGTCTCGCAAATTGCCACGACCTGGACGAACGGCATTGCCAACAGTATTGTGAAGGGCGGGGACTTCGCAAAAGCCGCTTGGCAAGCCACGCAGGTCGCCATTATTCAAGGGGCACTAAATACAGGCATTCAGCTGGCGGCGCAATGGGCGTTGCGAGCGTCCGTAGAGATGGGTATTGTGAACTCCACGAACGCGCAAAAGGTTGCCAGCTTTGCTGGGATGGAAGCCCTCAAGACGACGATTAGCGCTGAGGGTGACACCGCACGGATGGCTGCTACAATCTTTACAGCCAAGACCGCACAGGCTGCAATTATTATCGGGATTCTCACTACAGGAGAAGCCATGATCGCCGTGATGGGGTCTGTAGTAACGGCGATTGCCGGAATCTTTGCCGCCATCGGGGCGGGACTTGCTGCCACAATTGTCGGTGCTCCGTTTGCAGCGTCGTTTGCAGCGGCAGCAGGGGCAGTGATTGTGGCAGGAACTACCGCTCTTATAGCGGCACAGGCCGCGCTCACAGCAGCCGGTACGGCAGCGCTCGCCGGGTTTGCTGGGCCAGGGTTCGCGTCAGGCGGGATCGGGGATTTCGGTAAAGGGACACAGGCAACCCTCCACGGCCAAGAGGCCATCATCCCACTCAACTCTAGAGGCGCGTCATTTATGCAGGAAGCAATGGGCGGCAGGGCAGGCGGCGGCGACATGACGGTTGTGCTACAGATGGACGGGCGCGAGATCGCACGCCGAACCATGGAATACATGCCAGGTATCATCTATATGAAAACAGGGATGGCCTAATGTCGCCACTATCAAGACCATTGGGAGGCGCACCGTTTGGTGGCGCTGGGCAGCCTCAAGCGATCAATAACAATCTCTTCCTGCAAATTGGGCCGATCGATGTCACG